GACTTAAAATCGACCTCTTCGGATTGCGGGTTCGAGTCCCGCTGGAGGCACTTTTTCAAACCGCCAGAAATGGCGGTTTTTCTTTTATTTCCAACGGTTTTCAGACTTTCCTAATTCACTCCAATTCACTGCAAATCACGTCATTTCTCTATAAAACGTGGGCAAAATGTGGGCACGGAATCACCAGACCATCGGCAGTCCGAGGCATTGGCGCGCCCACCGTTCCACGGCCTTGTTCTCCTCATCGCCACCAAGCAGCAACAAGTATCCGGCGTTCTTTCCGAGGGTGGCGGGCTGTAGACATTTGATGAGTCCTTGGTCGCGGAGGAATTTCCATGCTTGGACGATTCGGACCTTGGCGGTGCCCTCACGTGCTTTCATCGCGGCCTCCACCTCCTCTTCCGACTTGCCGATGACTTGCTCGGGGGAGAGCGCCATCATTCCGTGGTCTTCGGCAAGCGTCTTCCAGCCCTTCGTGTAGTAGCGGCATGGATAGCCCTTGGATTTAGCGTCACGGCTCGGCTCCTTGTGTTCGCTGTCCCAGTCGTAGCTTGAGAGCGCCATATCGATGAGCACAAGCTCCGCCATCGTGTTCACCGTGATCTTGCCGCCTCGCGGCTTGAGCAGTTTTCCTGCGCGGCTGAGCTCGTAGACTGCTCCAGCGTTGCGGTATCCCATTTTTTCCATCGCTTTCCTCTCCACGCCTAGAGGTAAAATCTTACGTGGAGACGTTAGTCCGTTTCCTGCTCTTGGCGTGCTCTTCAAACCTCACGCCAAGGGCTTTTCCTTATGTGAAATACTATACCACATGAGGTGTATTAAAAACACCCACAGAGATATATTCTTTTAAAACTTATAGGGGTATTTAAATATACTATATACATGTAATACATGTGTTTATATATTTTTTTACAAGAGCGTCATCGTGCCGCCGACGATGTTGCACAGACGGCGCAAATCTTCGAGCATCTGAAGCGGATATAAGCTTTATAAAGCTTTATAAAGACTTATAAAGGCTTATAAGGCAATATAAAAGCCCCACAATCGTGGGGCTTCATGCTATCAGAGGCTGTTCACTGCGTTGTAGAATTCCTGCGCGTCCTCGGTCTTCTTGAATTCCAAAGGTAGTGAGCGCAGCGCGCTGTACTTCCATGTGACGGTGCGCTTCTTGATCGTCACCCCTTGCAGGTCGCTCACCTTGTAGGCTTCGGTCTTCTTGTACCGGTGCAGATACGTGGTGCCCATATCCACTTCCAAGCGATTCGCATAAAGCCGGATAGCTAAGAACAGTGGGTGGGCGAGCCTATCGCACTCGTAGATCGCGCCCGGCGCGGGCTGTGGTCGTTTCGCCATGATTACTCCCTTCTCTTTTTTTTGCCTTGATTCTATCTCGCTCAGATGATGCTGACACGCTCGGCCATGACTTGGCGGAAGTCACCCAGCACCTGCTGGGTAACCTCCAATTCCTGGGCGATATTCCACGAATTGCCATCGTACATCTGTTCGAGCAGTCCGTATCTCATCGGTTCGACGAGGAAGAGCGCCGATTCGCGGCGCGCCCTGCGCTCCTCACGGCCGCGGCCCAGCCGGTCACACGCCGCGTCTCCATGACGCCAATGCATCAGCTCATGCACCAAAGTGCAGCGCTTGGCGGCATATGTGAGCCGTCTATCGATGAGGATTACGTCTGTGGTGGCGTCGTAGCAGCCCCATAGTCCGTCCGGCAGGATGGCGCTGGACACGGTGACGGGCAGGCCGATGATGGCGCGGCGCATGGCACCGTAGGTCATGCGCCGGTCGATCGGCAGGTCAGGCAGGCTCGTCGTAATCCGGCCCAGCCTCTCCATTGATGGCCTCCTGCTTGCCCGGCGCATCATACGCAGCCAACGTCAAGCCGGCCCGCGCCTTCGCCTCGGTTTCCTCGATTGCGTGGCGTTGCGAGTCGATCACTATATCACCTGGCGATACGCCGGTGACTTCGCTGATGCGCTCAAGGTCGCCCAAGGTCAGTGGGCGGCTGAGGTTCGCGTGTTTGTACCAGTAGTCGCGGCTGAAACCGCAAGCTTTGGCGAATTCTGCGACCGTCATGCCGCTTTTCTTTTGCAGTCTGACGCACTCGCGCATGATCTGCGTGGCTAGTGGCGTCATCTCGTTTGCTTTACTTCCCATAACTCCAGTATAGCCAATTAAATACCTTTTTGTGTGCGAATTGTGAAGATGTAAGTAATTGAATACACAAATGTAGTCAATTAAATACACTAAGAGGTGTCGAAAGGAAAACCGAGATGTTGAGCACCAAGAAGACCAAGACCCCCGACCACTACCCATGCGGCCACATGCGCGGCCCCGGCTGGCACGACTGGCGCGCCTGCCTCACCAAACAGGGAATCGAGGAGGATGAATGGCCGGTCTGACGGAAACAGCCAGCAGAAACCTCAAAGCCGAACTCGCCAGACGCAGTAAGACGCGCGCCGACCTTGCAAACGCTTGGGGATGCACCCTCAAGACCGTCGACCAACGGCTCAACGGAAGCATCTCGATGACCATCAAGGAAATCGAAGAAGTCGCACCGGTCTTCGGCATGGATTCCATACAGCTGCTCATGCTCCTCATCCAGCCGATTGACAGCATCAAACAATTCAAAGCCTAAGGAAACCGAACATGAGCCAGCAACTGTTGAACCCACCGAAACCGCCGGAATCAAGGAAAACCATGAAACCACGAATCGAACTCATCGGCACCACAGGCTACGCCATCCGCATCCAGGAAGACAAGAGCGGCCAACTCATCGAACTCCACGCGGACGGCGAGGAAGTCCTTGCGGACATACCTGAAAGCACCCTCGACAACTTCGCCTACAGCCTCAACGACGACTTGGGAAACATGCGATGAGCCAATCATTCGAACTGCGAATCATCGAGGACGGCACGCACAGCAGTGACCACAGCTGCCTCATCGGACTCAGATTCGACATGGCAGACGGATACCAGGAACACATGCTCAACAAAACCGACCTCATGAACCTCCGCCGCGAAATCGGACGAACACTCAAAGAACTCAACCAGAAGAAGGACAAGAAATGAACATCTTCCGACAGCGAGAAAAAATCATCGAAGACCTCATCGCGGCATGCAATGACTACGACGAAGAGAAAACCAACCACCTGCTCAACCAACTCACGGAACTCGACAAGTCAGCCGAACAGAAGCCACTGCCCGAAGAGCCGAAGGAGCGGGGCTTCTATGCCACCGCGAATGATGGTCTGCTCCTGCTTAAGGACTGCGATGATGACTGGTCGGTGCGCACATGTGATAACTCGGCTAATCACACCATCTGGAATGGCGGTAGACAGTATGTGAAGTGGTCGACTGTCTGCGAAACGCTCCCGCCTGAAGCCTTCCCGTTAAAGCGAGTGAACACTGGAGACGGTAACGATGACTGACACGATCACCATTCGCGAACAGCAAGGCTTCTCGACCGACCGCATCCAGCCGGGCAGCTTCCTCGCCCGCACATTCAAGATCGACAAGAAAGTAGAAAAGACGATCATCTTGCTGAGCCAGTACCTCGATGGAAGTTTCGTCCTGACGTTGAACGACTCGCGTGCGGAACTCACCGCCGAGGAACTCGACAGAATCGGCGAACTATTCCGCACGCAGGCCCGGAACGTGATCAACAATCGGAAAGATTGAGCGACTGCTTCAACATCACGGCAATGAAGGTCGTCTCACCTTGTGGGAGAAGTTGGAAGCCGACCGGCTCCCAACCATCCATCTGCTCGGCCAGTTCAGGCGCCGAGCCAAGGAAATCAAGGGTAAGGCTCCTTACGGCACCGACCTCGGCAGGAAAAAGCTGTGAACTGGCGACGTGGAACGTGACCATCCGATACTCCGTTTTCATCCAAAATCACCTCCCTTCAAGAAGACAAGAAGACATCATGGACAACAATATCGAACCCCGGCGGAAGCCGAACTACACGCGCCGCCGCATCCTCTTCGCCATCGTCAGCATCGGCCTCATCTCCAGCCTGACCATCATGCTCACATGGCATGGCGGCAGCACCACCGCCGCGCTCATGGTGGAAGGCGTGTACATCGCCACCGCATTGTGGCTGATCGTCAGATTCGCGCCACGCGACTAAAAGACTTCCCACCAGCCGACAGTCCAACGAAACAAACCATTTAGGGATGTTTTCGCGGACATCCACGTTCACCATGTCGGCTGGCGGGAACCATAACTGAATATCGATTATTATCCACGCGCCGATGAAACCGCGCATACACTCTTCGGCGCATTCGGCTGGGCGACGGTTCGCCCGTCCACGGATTCCATCTTCTTCTCTCTCTATCAAAAAACGCAGGCACTCCGGTGTTTGCAACCCTTTCAAATCCGCCTGACGGCCAGTCACCGTCGGCCACGCCACCGATCGCGAACACGTTCAGGTCGTTGTTCCAACGGTCAAAGGGGCGCTCGGGAATCCACGGACGGCATCGGTCCGACTCCGATGCCAGCCACTCAGCCCCATCCACTCGTCAGGGTGGGGCACACAACGTCAACAAGCAAAGGAGACGTGCAATGAACGGCAAGAAAAGCGTGACGCTGAGATTCACACTCTCGGCCGAATGCATCGGAAATGAGAACGCCACCCACTCGACCATCGGCACATTCATCATGCCGCTAGGCGCATCCGAAGACCAGATGTACAGCGTCCACTTGCCCGGTGACAGATTAGGCGAAATAACCGCGCTTGCCGCCAGAATCGCATGCCGGGCCATCGACATTGCGCTCAAAAGGCACATCGAACGCGGCAGCGGCAGTGACACCGTGGAAATGCTCGACGGCCTCCACATCGACCCGATGGGCGACATTCGGGACGCCCGGCCATGACCGACCTGCTCACGCCATCCGAACTGGCCACCATGCTCGGCATGAGCGTGCGCACCCTCGCCAACTGGCGGAGTACCGGCAAAGGCCCGCCGTACTTGAAAATCGGCGTGGAACCGCCAGAAGGCCATCAGGACAGGCGCAAAGTCAGATACCAGCGTCAAATCGCAGAAAAGTGGGCTTTGGCACACGAATACCGAAGGACGGTGGCGAGATGAAAAACGGCATGTTCGTTCCAGTGACACGGGTCCAAAGCAGTCCACGCGTCAAAAGCGACTGGAAAGCACACGTCGACACCGGCAAGCCGACTCTCACACAGCAGGAAATCGACGTGGACGAATTCATCCGAGACAACTACCAGCTGATTCAACGCTTAAGGAAAGGAAACCATTGAAACACGAATACACTGCCGACGAGCTCCAAGAGCTCAAAAGCATTTACGACGAGTCCGGCGAAGCCGGATTGAGCCGTGACGAAATGCGAGCCTTGCGCAAGGTCGGACTTGTCAAGCAAGACCTACCGCCAGAGCCGAAGAAGCTGCATGAGGATATTCTGGCCGGCTATCAGGCGCTATCTGCGCCGGAGGAGCCGGAGAAGCCGAAATTGAAGGCTACCAGCGCGAATCGGCATCCAGAAATACGGCAGGCCGTCTACGACACCATCGCCAGTTTCTGCGATTCGGGCCACGTGCCGACCATCCAGAAAATCGCGGACGCAATGCACATGAGCAAAAGCACCGTGGCCAACCACGTGCTCGCCCTCGCGAAGGAAGGCCGCATCAGCAAAGACCCGAAAACGGGACGCTACCGCATCGCAAACCAAACCATCGAACAGAAGGAGCCCATCATGGCCACCACAGTCCAGAAACAGAAGCAGGAAGCCAAGCCGGAAGAGCCGCGCATCATCATCGCAAACGCCTTGGTCGGCATTTTCGACGCCATCAGCGCATTGCAACGAACCGCGTTCCAGACCAACGACAAAGTGGTCTACGGCTTCGCCACCAAGCTGCTGAACGGCGAACTCATGGACTTGAAAGCCAACTACAACAAGGGCGCGAAATGAGACTCAATTTCAACAGCAAGGACGGCGTTTTCACCGTCAAGGCCGAGAACAAGGAAGAAATCACCCGACTCAAAATGTCCGCGATGGACATCGCAAATCTGATTGTCAATTACTTCGATGCCGACATCATCAAAGCAGACATAAACAAGCCAAGCAATCAGCAGGGAGTCTGAAATGAAGCGTATCCCACTCAAGGACACGGCGAAATGAGCTTCGACACGCTCGACCTACCATCATGGCCGTCCACCTGCAGGCTGACAATCCCAGGAGACCCGCAGTCAAAAGGCCGGCCACGCGTCTACAACGGCCACGGCATCACACCCGAAGCCACGCGGAAAGCGGAGAATCGCGTCTACTCGGAATGGCGACGACAATACCCAGACCTGCTCCCATACAAAGGCCCAGTCGCCATCACGCTCATCTTCTGGACCATGACCCGGCGCGGACGCGACTGGGACAATCTCGCGAAACTCTTCACCGACGCGCTCAACGGCGTCGCATACGAGGATGACCGGCAGATCATCGACGCGAACGTCCACGTAAGACGCCCCGACACGCTCGTGCTAGGCACGCGCGGCCCCCGCAAACGCAAGACCGGCGACCCGCTCACCTGGCACGGCAACCCCTACCAGGCGTGCACGCAGGCAATCATCAACTTCCAGCAAGAATACATCCCAAGATAAGGAGAAACCGCAATGAAGAAAACACCCCGCAGCAACTACGTCGTACAGTCCCCCATCGACGACGAGGGCATGAGCGCCGACCTCGCAAGCCTCTATCCGGCCGCCAGCAAGGTAGGCGACGCCGCAGCATCGTTCATCGACAAGGCCGACACGACCATCGAAAAGAAAGATCTGTACGGCACGCCCGCCGCCGTCATCGCGGAATGCATCGACATCTGCCAGAACGTCGTCAAGGAAGGCGCCGCGATCAGCCGACTCCTCCGCAATCCACTCCACTGCAGGAAAGAGCTCGACGACAACAAGCTGACCGAATCGGAGAAAGCCGAAGCGGAACAGGCCGAACTCGAAGAAACACAGGAGGCCTGACCAATGGTAGAACAGCAGGAACTGGCCACGCTGGCAAGCAGATACGCGGAAATCCTCGACCGAATCCAACAACTGCAGGAACAGGCCGACAGTCTCAAAGCGCTCATCATGGAAAACCGCGAGCCCGGCGAATACGCGGCCGGACCATTGACCGTGAAAATCAGCAAAGGCAAACGCAACCTCGACGCCAAAGCATTCGAAAAACACTTCCCAATCCAACAGCATGCGGACTGCTATCAGGTCAAGCCGAAAGCATTGTCCACGATCGTCAAACTGGTCGGCGAAAACGCTTTGCAGGATTGCGTGAAAGTCGGCGCGGCGAGCCTGGTGGTCGAATGATGGGCGACAGGATCAGCAGACAACACTTCAACCACGCGTTAAACAACGCGGTGGACGCCTACGACAGGTCCTTGAGCGACAACGTGTATCTCATCGACGCGGACGAATTCGGAGGTTTTTCCGACATCCTGTACCGCTACCTATTCGACGTGAAATGCGAGGCGTGAAAATGGCCAGCGAACTCGACCTTGAAGCCGTCATGGCCGCAAACCAGACCATACCGGAAACGACGCCAGCACCCACGGTGGAGTCGGAGGAGTGGACGGAAATACGCGGCATCATCGAAGACCACATCACCAACCAGCCACGCAGCCTGCAAAAAGAGATCGGACCATCGGAGCTCGGCACCGACTGCCTCCACTGCCTCGCAGCCAGACTCGCAGGATGGGAGAAACGCCAGTCGGCCGCATGGCTCCCGTTCATCGGCACGGCAGTCCACGCCCGATTCGAACAACTGTTCAACGCTCGCAACGACGTGTTACTCGTGCCGGACGAAGAAGACGGCGAACCATGGACCAGATGTGAGAAACGCTTCGAAGCCGAAAGACACGTCGACGTCGGCGCAATCCACGGACTCCACGGCCATCAGCCCATCCACGGCAGCATCGACCTGTACGACGCGGCAAACCACATGACAATCGACTGGAAGATCACCGGCCAAACCACCCTGCGCAACGTCAAAGCCAACGGCCCGTCGCAACAATACCGCATCCAGGCGAGCCTGTATGGCATCGGTTTGGAAAACGACGGCGAACCATGCAAACGCAACGCGATCTACTTCCTGCCCAGAAACAGCGTCAGCCTCGCCGACGCATTGCCGGTCGAATTCGACTTCGACCCGAAACCCGGCAAATGGGCTTTAAGCCGCGCGCAGCTCATCGTCAACCTCCTCGACCTCATCGAACAGGAGGACGGCGTCGAAATGCGTGACGCGTGGATACACGCCCTGCCGACCAGTCCGACCCACTGCTTCCAATGCGGCAGCTGGCCGGACGACCAGCTCGGCGACCTCGCCGAAATCAACCAAAGCCAATATCCGGCATTGCCGGACAAATGGGGGCAGCTCGTCGGGCTGCTCGAATCCACCTACAACAACAAGTAGAAAGGTAAAAAACACAATGTTCGGAACGAATAATTACGGTGGCGGATTCACCCAGCAAGGCGGAGCCAGCTACCGGCCGCAACAGGCGCAGCAGCAGTCCGCCGAGGCGTTGAGTCTCGACGACGTGATGCAGGGCGGAGCGCCCAGCGCGTTCAGCAAGGACGATCCGATCGGCACCAGCGTGGAAGGCGAAATCGTCGAAATCCGCGCGGAACAGCAGACAGACTTCACCACCGGCGAACCACTGTTTTATCCGAACGGCAAGGCGAAGCCGCAGGTCGTCATCCACTTGCAGACCACGCTGCAGGACCCCGACAGGGTCGGTGACAGCGGCATCCGCGGAGTGTACGTCAAAGGCTACAACATCGGCCAATTGCGCCTCGCATGCCGTCAGGCCGGAATAGGCGACCATCCTAACGTCGGCGACCATCTGAAAGCAACGTTCGCCCGCACCCAGCCAGCGAAGACCCGCGGATACAACGATGCGAAGATCTACGACTACGTCGTCACGCCGAAGAAGCAGTCCGATCTGAACGCGGCGATGAACGACCCGCAGGCAGGACAGCAACAGTATGCGCCACAACAGCCCGCTTATGGCCAGACGGCCACCATCGGCCAGCCAGCCGGACTGACCGCGAGCGACAGGCAGACCATAGGCCAGCTTGCAGCGGCAGGAAAGACCGCGCAGGAGATCGCAGGACTCCTCGGCAAGCCGGTCGAACAGGTCGTTAACGCGCTCGGCGCAGGAAGCAGACAAGAGCCTGAATTCTAGGCCGGTCATGAATTCGACAGCGTCCGCCTCGGACACGACGACAGCGGACGCTTGTTCCAAACATGACGAGTCTCTTCGAGAGGAAACCTATGGAAATGGCACAGGCGTGCACAGTGGAACAGCTCCCATCATCAAAAAAACGGCACATGTGCCATTCTGTGCCAAAGCTTTGGCACAGTGAAAGTGCCGGAATTTCAACCATATATAAACAAACAACCAATGTTCCATTGTTTTTTATATATGTATTTATTTTGTTTGTTTTGTGTTGTGTGTTATGGGCGTGGAACGGCACAGCGAAAAAGGAGGTGAAAAAATGAGGGACTATCGCCAATACCAGCCGATACCAACCGAAGACCTGCCAGCAAAATTCGCAGGAATCTTTCACATGCTCGCACTCACCTTCACGCCGGCGAACGACCACACGATCGTCACGACAATCACCGGCCACAATCTCGAACTCATCTGCCAAGGCGGCACTGAGGAAGACCACCGCAAAAAAGAGCCAGTCGTCGCGGCGGGCTACCAGAAAGCCATCTGGGAACTCCGCGAAGGCCACCTCCGCTACTGTCCGTCACAGGACAGGCTCTGGCGCCGAGATCCAGACATGACCGACCATGAAGGCGAAAGACTCATCCTCAACAGCTGGCATCCAGTGAAGACCATCGAGGACGAATACCATATCGGCGGCAACGCGCGCAGCAGCGAACGCAATCCGCTCTACTCGGCAACGATCCTGCGCGAGGCGAAGCGGAGCCAATGGTTCGACCAAGTCGAACGCGGCGTGCGCTGCGACCCCTGCGTATGGGTGCGCCGTGATGGCAAAGTCGTCTGCCTGCAGGATGAGCCGGACATCGCCGTCACACAGACTTTCTCGCCTGCCGGCATGGGCAATCAGGCGCTGAAGGACGCTGAACGGATACTCAGATGGCTCACCGTCGACGAGAAGTCCTATGCGAATCTATGCCGCATGTTCGCAACCCCATGGCTGGAACCATTCAAACAACTGTCCTATGTGTTGTCCGGGCATGGCGGTGACGGGAAGACGCTGATCGCCCGCCAGGCGTTGCTTGGCGTGTTGGGCGTCGGCAAGGTGTTTCCCGGTTTCAGCGTGCAATCGTACTGCGCTGGCGGTGGATATACGCTTGGCCGCGAATCGATGAATGATGAGATGGACGGCAAGGCTTTCGCCGTTGATGACGAGGCCTGCGCGGTCACTGAGGACATGTTGCCTTTACTGCGCGCGTTGTCGACCGGCTCGCAGGTCAATGCCCGCGTCACCGGCGGTCGTTATCGTGTGATGACGCCATCTGCGACGTTGCTGATTCTGACTAACATGCAGTTCGCGGATTCCGGTGAGAATTCGGACGTGCGACGCTTCATCAAGGTGGAATTCCACCAGTCGAAGGGTCGTTCGTATGACGAATATCATGCGATCGAGGGATTCTGCAAGCATCATCCTGCCGCGTTTTTCGTCCTGTCGTGCCGTCTGTGGGAGAGGTCGGACGCGCCGGAAATCGTGAATCTGAGTCCTGCCCGCAACATCTCGGATGAGATGTATTGGCTGATCAGCGAAATCGCGTCGAACGAAGAGCAGTACGGTGACCCGGTTGCCGTGAAAGGCGACTACCGCAAGGAATTCCACACGACCATCCCTCAGTCCCTTATGGATGTGCTTGGTCTGGAGAACGCGCGTTCCCGCGCATTGCCTGGCAAGGGACAGCCTCGTGTCGTCCGTGTCGTTAACCGTGATCGTTTCGACGTGTATCGGAATTCCGCTCTTAACGACGAAACCAGACCGGAAGATAACTGGGTGCAACGTGCATTGTCGAAGCCGTCTCGTGACAGTCTGCTCCCGTTGGAGGATGTGGGCGATTGTCATGATCTGGCCGGCATCGTCGAATCGGCGTTGGACGGTCATGTCGGTTTCGCTCCATGCGAAGGCAAGGCGCGAAAGGCTGGTGGTCCGGTCGACGGGAAGGTGTCGTTGTCGTGGAAGCGGTTGAATCCGTCTGACGATAGCCACGTGGACGCATCGTTTATCACCGGCCAGATGAGCAGGTATGCGGTCGTGCCGCTCGGCGACTGTTTCGTCATCGACTGCGACAAGCCGTCCGAGGATGGCGAGCCTGACGGTTGGCAGTGCTTGCAGGCGTTGACCGGCGACTACGGTACCGATAATCTGCCGGCCACGTTGGTCACGAAAACACCGCATGGCGTGCACCTGTACTATCGCATGCCGGCCGGCATGGATATCGGACTGTTGAAGAACGCGGTGCATGAGCAGAATCTGCCGATTGATCTGCGTGTGAGTAATAAGGGTTATGTGCTTGGCCCCGGCAGCGTCATCGACGGCAAACGGTATGGGCTGGTGGATCTGCCTGCCGGCGTGGTGCCGGAGGCGAGTGAGGCGGTCATGCGCATGCTCAAGGATTTCGGTTACACGAGCGAGCCGAAGCCGGACGCGCCGCAAATGAGTCTGGACGATGTCATGGCCGACAGGCGTGCCACGTCGATTTCCAATGGCATGCCGGATATGACGCCGGTGCCGGAGGGCCAACGCAATAGCACGCTGCATGCGTGGGCTTACGGCCGGCTGAAGAATCATCCCGAGAACGAGCATCAGATCCACGATGCCCTGCTGCAGCGTGGCCGTGATAGCGGTTTGGCCGATGCCGAACTCGACCAGATCTGGAAATCAATCAAACGAAGCCTCAACTAAGGAGGAATCGACTATGGCAAAGAATATGACTGGAACGAGCAGGACAATCCGACTTATCGAATGCGCGCATTGCGGAGAACGCGTCGGCGCATATTATGCCACCTGTCCATACTGTGGCTACAGGCTTGTGGAGGCGTCCGACGGTTTTGGAAGCGGGCTGATTGTATGAGCAGGAAACCGCCGCAGTGGATGCGCCGGTTCGCCCCGGAAGGCAATCCGGCGCATCTCTTTCCGGTTGTGTGCTCGTGTGGCCGGTGGATTTTCAGCGAAAGGGACGTGGTCTGGCAATCGTGGGACGCGGGAATCATCGAAGGTGACGACCTGGTTACTGCGATCATCCTTGACAGGCCGCTTATACGCATCCGGCACGTGTCCCACATGGACATCATCAGATTGGAAACCGTCGCCGGACCATTAGGCATCAGTCCGGACGGCCAATATTTGGGCGCGCACGAATGCGGCCTGATGCCCGTCAGCGTCAAGCCGGCGGAAGTGGGCGACAACGGATTCCATTATTCGACGCTTCCTGGTTTTCCGAAAATGTGGCCGGTGCCCGGCAATCCTGATCCGTGGGCCGGACTACCGGTGAATGACCTATCGGATTTCAGCTGGCCGCAATCCGAAGAAAGCGAACAGCAAACACTTTTCTAAAAAGGAGAAATCATGAAACACGACAACCCGGAAACCATGTACAGCTTGGAACAGGAAACCATGTACAGCTTGGAATGGTTGGAACACGAGCGCCGCAAAGCATGGCAGGAAGGCTACGCAGCCGGATGGAAAGACCAGGAATGCGATTTTCCGCAATATACAAGCGACAATCCATATCTGGAGGCCACAAAATGAGCGTCTACATCGTCACCGCAAACGCCGGAGACAGAAACGACTACAGTGATTTCTACATTCCGGATGGCCACAGACCTCCGTTTTCGTGGTGGACCATGGCCGAATACTTATTCAGCGGATACGCCGAGGAGGTCAGCATCATGGGCGTCTATTCCACGCGCGGCCAAGCCGAAAACCGCGTCCGTGAACTCGATCGCGAACACTTCGACAAACTCCAAATCTTCGAATGCGTCTTAGACGCCAATTGCTGGAAATACGTAGGAGGATACGAGGAATGAAGCAAAGAATCGACTTCGCCCTGCAACCAGTGTCACTCGGACCGAACTTCATCGGCTTCGCCGTGGATGTGCCAGTTCAACCATGCAAAAACGGCGAAATAGGACCATTCACCAGAAAAACCACCACCAGCGACGGAACAACCGCCCTCACGTACTACAAGCTTACCGACGACTTCGCAAAAAGACTCGACGAAGCCATCAAAGCCTTCAAAACCAAGCTCACCGAACCGGAGGCCACCAAATGAAGAAAATACTCGAAGACATGATCATCAAGTGGCATCAGGCCGGTTACGCGCTTGACGAGATCGCGCCGCTCGTGCCGCAGGTGCCGAAAGCCGAAATCGCCGCACTCATCCGCCAGCACGACAAGGAGACACGACTTTGACCGATTGCAAGCACTGCCGGAAGCCCATGAAGCCGGTGTCCGCGAATCTGCTCTGCGCCAGCTGCCGAGAAGACTACTGGACGCTGATCCGCCAGCTTGGACACGTCCAACTGCCCGCCCTGCGAAGCATCATGCTCCGCCAGGCCCGCATCGGCACTCCAACACACACGCCAAGCCGAGGCAACGCGCCAATGCCAATCGACACCCACGCTCAAGACCTCATCGCAGACAGTGAAGCATGGTTGGCGGAACAGGCAGGCAAAATACGCGCCGCATACGCTGGATACGACTGGCGGAAAGCATGGTACGCCATCATCAGCAACCGGCACACCATATTGGCGATGAGCACCGCCGCCGATGACTACGCCGCCCTGGAACACATCGTCCGACGCAACGAACAAGCCCTCACACCAGAAGAAGAGCTCATAATCCTCGGCACCTGCCCAAACTGCCACAGCATGCTCACCGGCACGCCAGAAGCCGAATCGGTCACATGCCAACACTGCCGCACTGAATGGGCGGCGCCAGCAATCAAAGCAGCACGAGACGAAAGATTATGGCAAGTGCAAATCACCGGCACACCCAGCGATGCGGCAAAAGAGCTGAAACGATACGGCCTGACCGTATCACGCAACCTCATCAGCCAATGGCTCAAACGCGGCAAACTGTCGCACGCCACGCCGACGGAACACAAGCGGCAGTACAAGTTCAACCTCGGCGAGTTGGCCGCACTACTTGACTGTCACCGTTGAAATGCTATACTGTCGTATGTTCGTAGAATGGTTCAGCCAGAAAATGGTTTGGACCATTTTTCATATCAAGCTTCGGTAGCTCAGTGGCAGAGCACGAGGGATAGCACAGATACCTAGGACGGATACCTTACCGGCCATGGCTTCCTACTTCTTTAAATCGAATGCCCGTGATGATAAAAAGACAGTGCACCCCACACAAGCGCTGGTTCGACTCCAGCCCGAAGCACCACAAGGCGGTGATCGTATGCCAGGAAGAACGCGCAAGACAAGCCGCCAATTCGAAAAAGACAAGGCCGCATTCTTCACACAATGCAAGGCACAGCATGCAGTCTGCTGGCTATGCGGAATGCCAATCGACTATGCGGCCACGAAGAACACTACCGATGACAGCTTCAACCTCGACCACATGTTCCCCGTCAGCAAGCATCCCGAACTCCAATTCGACCCAGCAGGCTTCAAACCATCTCACACCAGCTGCAACCGACTAAGAGGCAACAGTGACCCGCCAGCACCAATCGGAACACTAAGCAGGCAATGGATTAAGACAGCATGAGCCCTCACAGCAAGGGGTAGGGGCGGTGAAATCCTGAAAACAGAGCAACCACGCAACACTGCCCGCGTGGTTGCTCTTCCTCTCCCCGATGGCCGAAATTGACCGGGGGTCGCGCGCGCGATTGCAGATTCGAGGTGAAGCATGTCGGCGAAATTTCCGAGCCATAATGTGGCGGAGGCTTTGGAGCGCTCATTGAAGAACGCCGATGGGCTGAAGGCCGTGAATTCCGCAGTGGTCGCGGCCGCCCGCGTGCTGGCTGGTCGGATTGACTTCCTGAATGCCACCGGATTCGTTGACGAGAACGGGAAGATCGACAATGTGACTCTGCCGACTTTCCTGAAATACTGCCAGTCTCTCGGATTGACTTTGGACGCTCCCGCGAAGGTCGGGCGTCCGGCCAGGCAGAAGCCCGAAGTCAGGGCTGAGGAAGCGAAGAGCGACAAGGTTATCGCGATGGATGATTTCATGAAGCGTTTCGGCTGAGGAGGTTGCGATGGCGGCTGAGAATCTTACGGTTTTCGGTGCCGTCGATGATACGAGGCATGGCGTGACCTTGCCTCGTATCTTTACACCGCCGTTGCGCCCGTTGACCAAGGAGACCTCGAATGGTTTCGCGGTGATCGCGTTCGCGGAGATCATGCTGCACGTGCACCTTTACCCGTGGCAACAATGGCTTTTAGTGCATGCGCTCGAACTGCTTGAGGATGGCAGCTATCGCTTCCGCAAGGTCATCGTGCTTGTGGCCAGACAGAACGGCAAGACGACGCTTATGGGCGTGTTGGCCGCATGGTGGCTGTTCGTCGATTCCAACAAGCATCCGGACAGAGTGCCGCCCGTCAAATTCCTGGTGGTTGGTGCCGCGCAGACGTTGGACAATGCCAAGGGTCCTTACAATCAGGTCAAGGAGTGGTGCAATCCTCAGCCTTCGACTGATGAGGAAGCGGATCTGGTGATTCCGGATCTCGCCGCGATGACGCAGAAATTCGTCAATACGAACGGCGAGGAGGCGATCATCACCCGCTCGAAAGCCCGGTATATCGTCCGCGCCGATAAGAACATTCGAGCCAAGTCGGCGGCGCGTGTGGTGTTCGATGAGTTGCGTGAGCAGCATAATGACGATGGCTGGAACGCTGTCAGTCAGACCACGAAGGCAGTCTGGTCCAGCCAGTTGTGGGGCATTTCCAATGCTGGCGATTATCGCAGCGTCGCGCTCCGTAAGCAGGTGGACAAGGGCCGCAAGCTCGTTGACGAGTGGACGCGCCTGAGCGCCGACGGTGGCAATCCGGCCGACGCGTTCCTGTCCGGCGAGCAGGACGGTAGCTTTGGATATTTCGAATGGTCTGCGCCTGACAAGTGTCCGGTGGATGATGCCGACGCGATCCGTCAGGCGAATCCGTCGCTCGGCTATGGGCCGATGACCGTCATGAGCGTCAGATCCGATATTGACGGCATGACCGAGGCCGCGTTCCGCACCGAAGTCCTGTGCCAGTGGGTCACGGCTGACATCATTCCTTTCATCAGTCCGAAAATGTGGGCCAGCGGCCTTGACTCGCGTTCCACGATTCCTGACGATAGTCGTGTCGTGCTGTCCGTGGATACGAGCGCGGACCGTAAGACCACGTATGTGGCCGCTGCCGGAATGCGTGCGGACGGGTTGCCTCATGTGGAGTTGATCGCTCGCCGTGACGGCATGCTGTGGGTGCCGCATTATCTCGACCTGTTGCAGGAGCGTTGGCCGCATATCACGGAGATCGCCGTGCAGGGCAAGGGCTGTCCGGCAGTGGACTTCATCGACCCGCTCACCGAAAAAGGGTGGACGGTGCATCTCATCGAAGGCTTCCGGCTGGGCGCGTGCTGCGGCCGTTTCCATGACCGTGTGCGTGAGGGCAAGCTACGGCATCTTCCGCAGCCCGCCATCGAACAGCAGGTTTCCGTGGCCGTGTCCCGGCGTCTTGGCGAGGTCGAGGTGTGGGACAGGACGAAATCAGCATTGCAGATTTCCGGCTTGGTTGCCGAATCGCAGGCGCTATATGCCTTGGAGACCATGCAGGCTGAAACGCTTAAACCGAAATACGAGCCCTCGCAAGGCGTGAGGGTCAGATTCTAGATTCTTCACAAAGAGGGGAGTATTGATGGGATTCCTTGACCGGCTCCTCCACAATAACGCCGCAGTCATCGGCATGAAGATGGCCGAGGCAGACGCACATCCGACGCCAGCGACAAGCATTCCACTCGCCAACGGCGATAGCTGGCCGTCAGACGCTGACTTCTACGGGTACGCCTCCGGCGCCTACTGCAGGGAGTATGCGGTGCGTGTCGTGGTGGACTTCATCACCCGCAACATCGCGTCATTGCCGTTCAAAGTGTATCGGAAGAATGCGGACGGGGATGCCGAGGAAGTCTCCGACGGCGCTCTTGCCGCTTTGATGAAGCGTCCTTCTCCTCTTCCTGGAATGACCCGCTACCGGTTCATCAGCATGCTGCTCCGTGACATGCTGCTTGATGACCGTTGGCTGTGCCTGCTCGGAGTGGAGGGCAAGCGTTTCACGCTCCGCCGCATACCGTCCGACTGCTATCAACTGTCGGGTAACGCTTTCGGTGAGATTACCGGCGTGAATCTGCTGACGATGGACAGCCGGCAGGCCATGCATTTCGATTTGCCGGATCCGCGCGTGCATTTGGATGTCGGCTTCATCTCCGGCCTCCAATTCGGTGACAGCGTGACCAACGTGCTCCGGCCATTATTGGCCGAGGCGAAGGCCATGGCGGCCTATCGGCGCAATATCGCCAAGAACGGCATGCAGGCCGGCGGCTACGTCTACAGGCCGAAGGAGATGCCGTGGCTGTCGCAGGAGGATTACGACGACTTCACCAATGGATTGCGTAATTTCATCCAGAATGGCGGGCGTGAGGGCGGCTGGCCGGTCCTCAAGGACGGCATGGAGATGCGCCCTTTGGATAACGTCTTCAAGCCGGTGGATGTGAATGATCTGGAGGCGCGTGACCGTATCAACATTGCGGTGTGCAATGCTTTCCAGATTTCGCCTGAAAATGTCGGCTTTCGTACCGGCACGAATTCCAATATCAGCGCCTACAAGGAGCAGCTGTGGAATGTTGAGCTGATGCCATACATCGTGGCATTGGAAGAGGCGCTGAATCTGAGCCTTCCCGAGGTCGTGGGCGAGCCTGACTGCTACATCAAGGCCAACGTTGACGCGAAACTACGTGGAACCACGTCCGAACAGTATCAGGCGCTTTCCACGGCTACCGGACGTCCTTTCATGACCACGAATCAGGCGCGTCAGATTCTGGACATGCCGCGCGTGCCAGGTGGCGACCAGCTCATCACGCCATTGAATGTGAGCGAGGGCGGCCAGCCCAGCCCGCAAGACGGCGGCAAGACGCAGAACGCGCAGGAGAACAATCCGGTCAACGGCGAGGACGCGAAGGCGATGCTTGCCGAATTCAAACGGCTTTACCGGTATGACGCGCAATTCCACGCCGAGTGGGACGCGCTTACCAAGGAGGAAACATCATGAGGCTTGATTTCAAGGGCTTCGAACTGAAATCCCTTGATGACAGTCAAGGCGAGGGCGTTTTCAGCGGCTACGCCTCGACGTGGGACAAGGATTTGTACGATGACGTGATCGTCAAGGGCGCTTTTGCCGATACTTTGCAGAACGATTTCCAAGGTTCCGGCGCTGGCATTCCGATCCACTGGCAGCACAAGGACGACAAGCCCACCGACATCATCGGCGAGACGTTGAGCGCGGTGGAGGACGAGCATGGCCTGCTGGTCACGGCCCGTCTCGACCTTGACCTGCCGGAAGGCAAGCGCGCGTATGAGCTTCTGCAGCGTGGACTTATCCATCAGATGAGCATTGGCTTCCTCGCCGAGGAGACCGCGTTCGTGCAGGACGGCAAGAGCGCGTGGGACGGATACCGTGAGATCCGCCAGGTGAAACTGTTCGAGATTTCGCTTGTGCAGGTGGCTGCGAATCAGGGTGCCGAGGTGCTTGAGGTGAAGAGCGGACGCGCGATCAGCGCTTCCAACGAGAGCAAGCTTCGTGCCGCGTTGGACAGTCTGCACGAGGTCTTGGATGGCATCGATTCCGCCGACAAGAAGCCGGACGATGACACCGATGACTCCGATCCCACAGGCAAGCCCGACGATTCTGCCGATGACTCCACGGATGATTCCAGCGACCAGCCGGACGATTCCACGGATGACTTGAAGAAGAAAGACCAGAAAAGCTTTGACCCGCAGTGGTCCAAGGAATACCAAACCATCAGCGACTTCTTCTCGCTGGAACATTAACCGAAAGGAGCGCCATGAATCTCATGGATAATCTCGCCGCCGAGAAGAAGGCGGCACAGTCCATCCTCGCCAAGGGAATGGATAACATAACCGAAAAGGAGCAGGAGGAGCTGAAGCAGCATTACGCCGAGGCGAAGAAGCTGCAGGAGCGTATCGACCTGTTCAAGGAGGCCGGCGAAGGACTCGACAAGCTCGCCGGAGCATCCAAGACTGAGCATAAGACCGCCGAGGCGAAGACCCTCGGCGACTTTTACGTCAAGTCCCTGCAGGAAAAGGGCCTGAGCGTGCTCGCCACCAAGGGAGGCCTGTTCTCAACTCCGGAATTCAAGGCCGCTTCCGACACTCAGGCCACAGGCGGAGCGTCCGGAGCCTACGCGCCGTATCTCACCCAGACCGACCAGAACGGCGTATGGCCTTACGAACGTCCGCTCGTCATCGCCGACCTGTTCGCCTCCGGCACCATGAGCGGCACCACCATCAAATACCCGGTCTACGGCTCCCTCGAAGGCAATGCCACCACCGTCGCCGAGGGTGGCCAGAAGCCGCAGCTCCATCTTCCGGACCCGACTTGGGTGTCCGACAGCCTGCATGAGGTAGCCGCATGGTGGAAGATCACCGACGACATGGCCGAAGACCTGCCTTTCGTCGTGTCCGAAATCAACCAGCACGCCCAATACAATTTGAAGCTGCAGGAGGAGATCCAGCTTCTGTCCGGCGATGGCACCGACCCGAATCTCAATGGCATTCTGAACCGCGAAATCCAGTCCAAGGGTCAGGCCGCGGACTCCGATCCGGACCGTATCTTCGCGGCCACCACGGATATCGCCACCGCGACAGGCTTCTCCGCCGATGCGGTGGTCATCAATCCTGCGGACTATCAGGCGATCCGCCTGTCCAAGGATGCGAACGGCCAGTATTTCGGCGGTGGTTTCTTCTCCGGACAGTACGGCAATGGCGGCATCCTGCAGAATCCGCCGCTGTGGGGGCTGCGCACCGTTGTCACCGAGGCGATGACCAAGGGAACCGTGCTCGTCGGCGCGTTCAAGGCCGGCGGCACCATCTACCGCAAGGGCGGTCTGACCGTCGAATCCACCAACAGCCACGAGAACGACTTCACCAACGACAAGATCACGTTCCGAGTTAAGGAACGTCTCGCCCTGCAGGTCAAGTATCCGAAGGCTTTCGTCAAGGTGACGCTTGGCAAGGCCGCAGCCAAGGCCGCGGCCAAGGCCGAGTGAGTCTGGGGGTCGGCATGATTGACGTGAATGTGGTTCCCGACATGATTGCCGACCCTTCGGCTTTCGAAGATGACGCGGCTTTCAGGCTTAAGGCTGCTCAGGCGGCGATTAGGCGTGAGTGTGGCTGGCATGTCATGCCGAACACGGCGCTTAGCGGTGTGATTAACACTCGTGGTGGTTCGGTGATTCGTTTGCCCGCGCGTCATGTGACGAGCATCGAATCATTGACCGACCGTGATGGCAACAAGCTGGCTTACGCCTATGACCCGGAGACCGGTCTTGTGGAGTCGCTTTCCGGTGGTTTCCCGGTCGGCGTTGCGGCCATCCGCTACGCGATCCATGCCGGATATGATGACGCGCCGGACGTGCAGCAGGTGCTCATCAGCGCCGCGAAGCGAGCGGGCATGAGCCCGATCGGACTCGTCACCTCGCAGTCCACCAACGGCAGCAGTGCGTCATACGATGCGGTGTCGCTCATGCAGGCGGAGAAGGACAAGCTCAAACCCTACCGGCTTGGAGGATTGCCATGAGCCTGCTTGACGATCTGAACGCCGGTGGTGGATGGCGTATGCCGTGCGCGACCAAGTGGCGGCGACTTCGTGCTCGGAAGGTCGATGACCCGTATTCCGGCGAGCAGGCCGGCGAGGACTGGTCCAATCCGGAAACTTTGGATTTCACCGGCGCTCTCGCCAGCTCCAGCAGCACGCGCACGCCCGACGGCCTGCGCGAACAGACCACGAGCGCGGCTTACCTCACGTCTCCTGATCCGACTCTCGACATCATGCCGGGTGACAGGATTCAGGCGTTGCCGGATGACGGGCGACGTTGGGAGGTCAGCGGCTATCCGAGTCGCGACGCGAATGCTTTCGTGTCATGGCAGCCGACGATCGAGATTCCACTATCCGAATACAGGGGGTGATGGCTTTGGGAGCGATGGTCAAATTCAACGACAAATATTTTGACGAGCTGATGAATTCGGCTGGCGTCAAGGCCATGACACGTCGTGCCGCCGAAAAGACGCTCGAATATGCGAAAGCACATGCTCCGGTGGACACGGGCGCGTATCGCGATGGCCTCCAAATCGAGGAGGTCAAGCACGAGCATCGAACCACATGCATGGTGGTCGGCACCGATCCGAAGACCCTGCTCGTGGAATCGAAGACAGGCAATCTCCGCAAGGCGTTGAAGGCAGGCAAAACATGACGGCAGTCCTGCCACCGGATCTTGAGCTTTGGCTGTGCTCGTATCTGCGCGCACAGCTGAAATCGTCTTTCCCGACGATCATCGTTTCGAATCGTGAGCCGGACGATTACGACGGCTCACGGCCGCTCGTCGTGGTGCGTGACGATGGCGGATCGCAGTCGAATCGCGTGCTCTTCGACCGGAGCGTCGGCGTGACCGTGCGCTATGGGGCTCGTGCCGCTCCGAAACCCTGCCGTGACTTGGCGTCCAGAATCTACGGCATGCTCACCGACCCGGCGATTTGCTCGCTTGACGGTTCTCCGATCGCGGGCATTGATGAGGCTGGGTGCAATGGTCCGTATTTCGTGGCCGAGGACGCGAACATCGCCAGATGCTATCTGACTCTCGAATTCTCCGCTATTGGAAAATTCCAATAATTCAATAATTCTTAATTTTTAGGCGTTGAAACGTTTGTTTCAGCGCCTTTTTTGTTTGAAAGGACAAAATATGGCAGCTGATTCAGCAGGCAATGACCTGAGCTCCGCGAAGATCGTGGTGACAAGCGCCTTCCGCTTCGCACCTTATGATGCGACGCAGAAGCTGACCGCCGATCTCATCGCGCCGACCGTGGCCGACGTGAAGACCGGCTTGGACAAGATTTTCACCAAGGGTGGCTTCGTCGGCCTTATCACCGAGGATGGTGCCCCGCAGGACAGCCGTGACGCCGATGATGCGATCAAATTCCACCAGCCTGGATATTCGATTAATGGCAAGGCGTCTCTGACCGCGCAGTTCACGGTGGCCGAGGATAACGACATCACGCGCCAGATGACCATCGGCAAGCCGGACTCCAGTGGCGTGTATCACGTGACCGATGTGATTCAGGACGGCAAGTGGTTCTGCTATCAGGAGACGGTGTTCAAGAATGGCACGCATCGCCGTCGTCTGGGTGTCGTGAATCTGACCGGCAACGAGCAGGGTCAGGAGACTTCTGGCAAAAACACCGGTGACGCTTGGACCATCGAATGGATTCAGGACGACGCCTGCGATTCCGGCAACAGCAAGTATTTGGAGTCCTTCGTGACTCCGACTGTTTCGTCCGGGTCTCACGCCACCGATCATCAGGCTGATGATTCCGAGTCTCAGCCGGTCGCCGACTGACATTGATTCTTCCCAGCATGTGTTTCTTTCTTCCTTTCTTCACATGTGCTGGGATTCTTCCTCTTCATCCAGTGGAGTAAAGGAATTTTTACAGTCGTTTGAAAGAAGGAAGAAATGACCAAGAACGTGATGCCATCCGCCGCCGATTTCAAAGCCTGGACTCAGGAGGATGAGGACAAGGCGCTTGAAGCGTCGGCCGAGCGGATGAAGGTGAAGCACCTCATCAAGGACGACGGCGTGTGGTTCCTCGCACCGCACGGCCACATTTACAAGCTGCCTCTGAATCTCAGCATCGATGATTTCGTGCGCCTGTCCGATCTGCAGTCCAACACGGAGCAGATTCAGGCTTTGAAGGATATTCTCGCGGCTTTTGCTGGCGAGGATGCGGCCAAGGAGTTGGCGAAGGAGCCGGCAATGGTTCCATTCAACATCCTCAACGATTACGGCGAGGTTTTGTCGAAGATTCAGGGTGTGGAATTGGGAAAATCGTCGGCTTCTGCCAGCTCCTCCAAGGAGACGGTGGCAGTCGAATAAGAGCCGATTTCGCGGCTCGCGGGTGGAGTCTGCAGGCTGACTTGGGCGGCAGACTCCGCTTTGCGGACGCGATCGCCTTGTGGGAGAACCTTTCGGCCGACCCGAGCACATATACGGGCATGACTGCGGTGCATATGGTGCTGCCGATGGATGCGACGGCGATCATCACCGCGATTCAGGCTGGCGGCACGTCGATTCTTGGCGACCTCGCGCCGGAAAAGGCTGGGAAGAAGCATGTCGAAGTGACCGATGAGGAGCGTCGTGCGGCTTTGGCGTCGATGAGCAGCATCTTCGGCTTCAAAAAAACAAGTGAATAGAGGAGGCTGTCATGGCTGGCGGTAGCGAGCTTGGGTCCGCGCATGTGAGCATTTTCCCGCAGATGAAGGGCTTCCGCCAGAATGTGGCCAAGGAGACCGGTAAGGCCGTCGGCGACATGAAGACGGCCTTTGGCAAGGGCTTCAATGGAGCGCAGCAGGGCAAGAAGGTCGGCAGCGCTTTCAAGTCCGGTTTCAATAGTGGCGCCGCCGAATTGAATTCCGAAGCTTTGAAGTCCTTCAAAAAGGACGTGGCTCAAGCCTCGCAGAAGAATACTGACGCCTTGCTGAAATTCAAGGCGGCTGGCGTGCAGGTGCAGGCCGCACAGGAGAAACTGAACGCCGCCACACAGAAATATGGGGCTGATTCGACTCAGGCTCAGGCTGCGGCCATCAAACTGGAGCAGGCGCAGATCAAGCAAAAAGCGGCCGCCGACAATCTCAAGGCGGCGTCCGACAACCTCAAGACGGCGCAAGGACGGCTCAAGGAGCTTGAGACGCAGTTGGCCGCCGAGGCGGACAAGTCGAAGAACGCGTTCAGCCGTATGGCTTCCGGCTTCACGTCAACCGCCCAGCAGATCGTCGGCAAGATTCCTGGCGTGAACGCGGCGGTGCAGAAGATCAGTTCGACGGCTGGCGAGGTCACGTCCAACATCAAAAGCAAGTTTTCAGCTGCTTGGAATGCTTTGCCGGAGGGTGCGCGTAATGCGGCCGCGAAGGCCGGTAATGCGTTGCATTCGGGTTTGAGCAAGGCTTCCGGGTTCGCTTCGAAGGCGGTGTCCGGCATCGGCAAGGCGGCTAAGGGCATGGCCACCGTCGTGTCCGGCGCCGCTGCCGCCGCTGGCGGATATCTGGTGAATTTCGGCAAGCAGGCCGTGGATGCGGCCCTCAAGGCCGGTGAGGTGACCGCGAAATTCCAGCAGGTCGCCAAGAACAACAATTGGACGGATGAGGAGCAGAAGTCGCTGCTCAGCCTGAATAAGACGCTTGGACAGACCGGCGTCATATCCGGCGGCACCTTGAAGGCCGCTCAGGCACAGCTCGGCACTTTCGCGCTGACGGCGGATCAGGTCAAGACTTTGACGCCCGCTTTGGCGGACATGATAGCCAATAACAAAGGTTATAACGCGACGGCGCAGGATGGCGTGCAGATAGCGAATCTGCTTGGCAAGGTCATGACCGGCTCGGCTACCGCGCTGAGCAAATATGGCGTGACCATGACGGACGCGCAGAAGAAGGTCCTTCAGGAGGGTAGCGCGTCCGAGAAGGCCGCGATGGCCGCGAAGGTCCTGGAAGCGAATTTCGGCGGCATCAACAAGGCCCTGGCGGACACGCCGCAGGGCAAGATGACCATCCTCCAGCATGAAATCGCTGGATTGAAGACTTCGGTCGGCAATGATCTGATCGCTGCTTTCGGTGGTGTCGGCGGCGCGGTCATCAAGATGGTGCAGGCCGTCGAACCGCTCATCACCGCGTTTTTCGACAAGGTGGCCGCACTGGCCGAGAAGATCGGCCCGCCGCTTGAAAAAGTGTTCGGCGCTGTCGCTGACAAGATCAGCAAAATCAATTTCAGCGGCTTCACGGGCCAATTGTCTGGATTGTCCGGCCCTATCGCAGCCGTGACCGGCTTGCTGGGTGCGGCTGGTCTTGGTGGCGCGTTGAGCGGCTTGAGTGGCGTGCCGGTGATTGGCGGATTGCTGTCGAAGTTCGGCGGCGTCCTGTCTGGTCTTGGCGGGCCTATCACGCTGGTGATTGGCGCTCTGGCCGGCCTTATCGCCACGAGCCCGCAACTGCGCAGCGAATTCGGCACGATGCTGCAGAACGTTTTCGTCAGCTTGCAGCAGGCATTCCAAATGCTTCAGCCGTCGATTCAGACGCTCATGACGGCTTTGAGTCAATTGGCGGCAGCTGTCATGCCGGTAATCACCAATCTCGTCGGCCAGATAATCCCGCTGCTGACGCCGATAATCTCCATGCTTGTGGGTGCTTTGGTGCCGGCCATTCAAGGTATTCTGACCGTGGTGACCACCGTCATTCAGGCGATCACTCCGGCCATCCAAGGCGTCCAGCCGGTTGTCACGGTGGTGGTCGCGGCCATTACTGCGGTGATTCAGGCGCTCATGCCGGTCATCTCGCAGATCAGCAGTCTCATCACTGACGTGGTGGCTGCGATCACTCCGGTGATTCAGGGCCTTCAGCCTTTGGTTACGACGGTGGTGCAGGCGATTACCAGCGTGATTCAGGCGCTGGTGCCGGTGATTCAGGCTCTCGCGCCATTGGTGTCCACGATTATTTCCGCGATCGTCGGCTTCATCAGCTCGACACTGCTGCCGACCATTCAAGCGATGCTGCCTTTCATCCAGGGCATCATCGGCGGCATCACGATGGTGGTCAGGGGCATCGTCAATGTGATTCAGGGTGTCATCAATCTGGTGACCGGTCTGATTCATGGCAATTGGAGCCAGGCGTGGAATGGCTTTAGTCAAATTGTGCATGGTGTTGTGCAAGGCGTGCTCGGCTTTTTGGGTGGCATTGGCAGTGCGATTATCGGCATCTTCGCTGGTGCTGGCACGTGGCTGTGGAATGCCGGCGCGTCGATCATCAATGGTCTGCTCAATGGTCTGAGGGCGGCTTTCGGCAAAGTTAAGAGCTTTGTGAGTGGCATCGGCGATTGGATCGTCAAACATAAGGGTCCTCTCAGCTACGACAAGGTGATGCTTAAGCCTGCTGGTCAGGCGATCATGCAGGGCTTTGACAAGAGCCTTAAGGCTGGCTGGAAGGACGTGCAGCGCACTGTCAATGGCATGAATGCGCAGATCAATGGCGGTTTCGATGTGGATGCGTCGAAGTCGGGGCGCGCGAATGTCAGCAATGGCGGTGGCGGTGCCACGTATGTCACGCAGACGTTCAATTATCCCGCGATCGCGCCCACGTCGATTTCGACGCAGCAGAAATTGCAGACTGCGGCGATGCCGCAATGGTGACACACAAGTGAAAAAGGTGGTGCAATGATTCTCACGGATTATCTCATCAATGGTCAGCAGCTGACTGGTGAGCGTTCGAGCCTGATAGTCGGCACCACCCATTTCACAAGCATTAGCCCTCGTATTAATTCCGTGACCGTGAACGGCCGGTCCGGCGTCATGCTTCCGGCTGGGCCGGTGGCTTTCGATGCGCCGGAAATCACGCTGAAATTCATCACGGACGGGCCTGATGCGGATACTCTGATGCACCGCTTCTACCGCTTGTGCCGTTTGGCTTCCAAGCTGACTCGCGTGGAGCGTGACACGGTATCCGGCTGGGCTCGGCGCATGACCGCCAGTGCGGTATGCACGTCATGTCAGCCGGACGGTGACGAGATTCCGTGGGATGACCACCGCGCGGCCACCGCCGTCTTCCAATTGCCGGACGTTTATTGGCAGGGGGAGCAGTGGCAGGAGCGCACCTTGGACGCGGCCGGCGGCCTCCTGCTGGCCGGTAGTGTCGATAAGCCCAGTGACAAGGGGTATTGGACGCGCTGGGCTGGATTGCCGAACGCCTCGCCCTCGCAGCTTTTCGACACCATCCCCGGGGGCTGGCTGTCCAATGCACCACTCACCGCGCTGGCATTGCGTTTCGGTGCCGCAACCGCCGTCACGATCAGTGACCCGATAAGTGGCACGAATCTGCTGTGGGGTGGCAAACGCGACGCCTCACGACCTTATCTTTTCGTCGATGTGGCCAATCGCAAGGCGTGGACGGCTGCCAACGCCGACGCATGGTCAGGCGGCACGGATGTGACGTCCGGCGTCGACTGGACCACCGAGCCACTGCAGGTGTGGCCCGCGATCGATTCCGGCGATTATCGCCTCGCAATCAAACAGACCGGCGGCACCGACAAGGTGGTCTGCCGGTTTTTGCAATCCTGGGAGTGATTAATGGCAAAGTCTCTGCATGCGCGCCTCGTGGCCTATCGTCCATTCGGTGACCGACTCGGTGTGCTGGCTGAGCCTGTGAGCTTCAGCGCCAGCATGCTCCACAATGATGATGGCGCAATCAGCATCGAATATTCCCTGCTGTCCGGCGACGCTCAGGCTTTCGACCGAGAGCTGACGGACGGCCTCGAAGTGGCAGTGGAGGTATCGGACGGCAACGGCTTCAAGGAGCCAGATAATGCGCGATTTGTGATTACCGGGCGCTCTGGCAAGACCGATGACCGCACCAAGACCATCACCTACAGTGGCCAGTCGATTGGCTGGCTGCTGTCCAAGGCTGAAAACAATGATTCGTCGCACCTCATCGACGATGGCGATAACAAGGGTAAGCGGCCATTCTACAGCTCCAATCCGGGCACGATTCTCAAGACCTTGCTGGACGAAAATCGTCAGCGTGGTGGCGTGGCCACCGGCCTGACCTTGGGCTTCGACACGGCCAAGGACTCTGCCGGCAGTAATTGGGCAAAAAAGTACACTCTGTACTATTCGCTCGGCACCGATTTGCAGACCATCCTGGACGCCCTGGTCAATGGTGGCGGCTGCGACTGGCGCACGTCCGGCAGGACGCTCAAGCTGTGGAATGCCGACAGCACCGCCTTGAGCCGCGACCTGAGCAAGAGTATTGTGCTGCAGCTTGCGCGTGACATCAGCGAAGCACCCTTCGAGGAGTCCATCGCTGACCTCGCGTCCACCATCCTCGTCGAGGGAGACAATAACCTGCTCTTCCGCATGGACAATCCGAGTGCGCCGACTCCTTGGGGTAAGTGGGAGAGCTATTCCAGCCAGGGTGGCGTGTCTGATAAGGAGACGGCGCAGGCATTCATGCAGTCCACGCTTGATGATGCGGCTAGGGTGCGTGGTCAGTACACGCGCGATCTCATCGTCTCCAATGTGGATAATCTGCCGCTCATCGACTTCCACGCAGGAGATTGGATTACCGCCCCCACCATCTCGCACGGCGAAAAAGTGCGCGTGCAGGAAATCGACCTGTCCATGCGCCAGAATGAGGGGCTATCCTGCTCAATCGCTCTGAATGATATTAAGTATGATGCTTCCGTCCGTCAGGCGAAGAAGATCAAGGGCATTACCGGCGGCGCGGCATTGGCCGGTAGTGAGAGCGGCACCACCGTCTCCACCGACCATGACCATCGCGTGCCGAAAGCGCCGCTCGGTCTCATCGTGCAAACCGATGCCTACCTTGGCAGCGACGGTTTCGCGCATGGTCTGGCCACGGCTTCGTGGTCTGCCGTGACCGAAGCGACGAACAACACCGCCATCGAGATCAGCAATTACAGCGTCGAATGGAAATTGCATAAGGACGGCGCGCCCTGGCATTCCGCTGGCACGACGGATAAGACGCAGTTGGGCTTCGGCAATCTGGATTGTGGCACACAAATCGAGGTGCGCGTCAGAGCTGTGCCAACATACTCCGACAAGCTTGGCGAGTGGTCGGAAGTCTTCGTGGCCACCGTCGAATCGGACACGACGCCCTGTGCCATTCCATCCAAGCCGACCGTCTCGTCTGAGCTCGGCGTGGTGTCAATCCACTGGGATGGCAAGACCGCTGCCGGCGCGCAGATGGAAGCCGACTTCGACCATATCGAGGTGGGCGAGGGCATCAATGCCGCTGGAATGCAGGTCATCAGCGCTACCCAATCTGGTCAGGGCGATTATCTTGTGACCGGCCTCACGGGCGGCTCACAGCACTCTTACGCGCTCCGCTCCGTCGATCATGCGGGCAATAAGTCTGACTGGTCTGCGATTGCCACTGTGACTGTGGCTTCTGCGGTGTCGCCTGATGAGGTCAAGCAGATTCAAAAGGATTTGGCTGACAATCAGACAGCTTTGAAGGACAATGCGGCGAAGCTGACGCAGGCGCAGAAGGACATCCAAGCCAACAAGTCTAATCTTGACGCGGCGTCCAAGACGCTTGCCCAGGCCAAGACCGATTTGACGCAGGCTCAAAAGGACATTGCGCAGGCCAAGACCGACCTGACCACGGCGAACGGTGAAATTTCCAAGGCGAAGGAGTCGGCGGCTCAGGCGTATGCCGAAGCCCACTCGAAGAATCATACTTTCCGTGGGCCGGATGAGCCGAAGGACAATCTGATTGTCGGTGACTTGTGGCTCAAGACCCAGAAGTTTTGGACCCGCTGGCAGGGCGAGAAGAACGCTTCACTGTCTCTGCTTGCCGACTTTTACACCTATTGGATGGGGACGCCTAACGCCTCGCCGTCAGTCTTGGCGCCACTGTCTGATCGTGTGATTGACACGCTTGTCTGGGATGGCTCTCAGTGGAACCATCTCGGGTACGCGGATGTCGAGAAGAACGCCGACGAGATAGCTCAGGCGAAGTCCGCCATAGCGGACAATGCCGCGAAGACCACGGACGCGAAGAAGACTGCCGAGAATGCCGCTGCCGCCGCGAAGACGGCGCAAGGCACCGCCGACACGGCCAATGGTGCGGCCAAGACCGCGCAGGACACCGCCAATGCGGCCAATGCCGCCGCGAAGAGTGCGACCGCGACTGCCGGTCAGGCAAAGGATGCGGCATCGGCTGCCCAGACCGCTGCCGAGAGCGCGAAGAAGACGGCTGGCAATGCGGAGACGCTGGCTAACACTGCCAATGAGTCCGCCAAGTCCGCCAAGTCCGACGCGGCTTCCGCCAAGTCCGACGCTTCCACCGCCAAGACGGATGCGGCCAATGCCAAGACCACCGCTGCCAATGCGTCGAGCGTGGCGACTCAGGCCAAGGCCACCGCCGATAGTGCGGCACAGTCCGCCACCGATGCGGCCAATGCCGCGCAGAAGGCGAATACCGCTGCCGCTGCCGCCGCTGGCGTGGCGAACGGCAAGGCCGACGTGCTTATCCAGGGCACGGCACCGGCCACGTCGATGCGCAAGGCTTCGACCTTGTGGATTGACACCACGAATGGCGCGAACACGCCGAAAAGGTGGAATGGGTCGGCTTGGGTGGCTGTGACCGACAAGGCCGCGACCGACGCCGCGAACACTGCCGTCAAGGCCAATACGGCTGCGAAGACCGCGCAGGACACCGCCAATAGGGCAGCGACCGCCGCCGCCAACGCGGCGTCTCAGGCGAATCAGGCTCAGGCCGCAGCCAAGAAGGCGCAGACCACTGCGGACGGTAAGAATCTGATTTACCGTGGCCCGGACGAGCCCGCGCATGATGGACTCAAGCCGGGCGACATGTGGTGGCGCACCCAGAAGTATTGGACTCGCTGGAAAGGCGAGAAAAACAACTCACCGAGCCTATTGGCTGACTTCTACACTTACTGGACGGGCGCGCCGAACGCCAGCCCCTCCGTGCTGGTGCCGCTCTCCGACCGCGTGGTGGAAGTCCTGACTTGGGATGGTACGCGCTTCGAGCCATTCGACCTTGTGGCCAATAATATTCTGGCTGCTGGGACGGTGGCGGCTAAGCATCTCGCAGCCGACTCCGTGACCGCCGAGAAGGTCAAGGCCAACGCGATCACGGTGGACAAGCTGGCGGCTAATTCGGTCACGACCGAGAAGCTGGTGGCTGACGCGGTGACCGCCACGAAACTCGCCGCCAACTCGGTGCAGGCGCGGAATATCGTCGCACTGGCCATCACGTCCGACAAGATCGCGGCCAATTCCGTGACGACGGCGAAGCTGAAGGTCACCGAGGATATGACGGTGGCGCTCCTGAATGTCCATAAGATTCAGGCGGATGACATATCGGCTAACGCGGTGACCACGGCAGCTCTTGCGGCTGGCGCGGTGAATGCGGACAAATTGGCTGCCAAATCCGTCAATGCGTCCAAGATCGTGACCGGTGCCATCACCGCTGACAAGCTGGCGGCAAACAGCGTGACGGCCGTCAAGATCGCGGCTGGCACTATCACGTCCGACAAGGTGGCGGCAGGCCAATTCAAGGGCTATGTCTTCACGGGCGCCGTCTTCCAAAGCTCCGAGGCCGCGAATACAGGCATGAAGCTCAATAGCACGGCCTTGCAGATGTGGGACAGCAATCACAACCGCACCGTCTACCTGGACGGCGAGGGGAAGAGCAATGTGCTGACCGGCACTTTCCAAACCCGCCCGAGCGGGCACAGGGTGCGCATCAGTCCGGATTACAAGTCGCACGCGATTACCGGATCGGAGACTTTTACCGGTGACGGATTGGAGTTTTTGGCGTACAAGGATTCGATCGCATATTACAACTATCCTACGGTCGCGTCGTTCATCGAATCGAATCAGGTCGGCTTGATGAGCGAATTGGACTTGTGGAGCGGATACGTGAGCAAGAACGACCCCGCTGCTTTCATGAGCCTCAAATCGAAGCCTCGTGCGAAAGGCGGCACCGGCAGCGGCGTCACGTCACAAGTGTATCTGCACGCCGACACGAATTATGACGAGTCCGACTTGTCGAAAAAAAGCTCCTCATGGCTCACCATGCATGGTGTCGGCGGATCGGGTGCAAGCGCGTATCTCAACGTGCGCAGTGATTCCGGCAGCTTGTGCGAGGTCGGCGTGCACTCGCAGGGCGCGAAGGCCCGCGCGTACTGCACCGCATCCGACGCGAACGGCGAAATCGGCATGGTGTCCGACATCAGCGCAGGCTATCTCTACCTCGGCGGCTATCTCGGCGGCATCACAAACCGCCACACTTTTCAAAGCACCAATTGGCGCATCTACCAGAACGCGACGCTGCCTGCCGATTTCACGATCCCGCAGACCACGTGGTCATGGACGCCGGCGAAATACGGCAGATACTACGGCGTGTGCAATGCCGACCTCAACTTTGGATCGATCTCCATGCACGTGTGCAACACCGGCGGCGCTGGATCGATGCAGGTCATGGGATACAACGCCGGAAACGGCACCTACAAGGGCGACATGTACGTCGACGCGTTCGCGTGGCTCGTCAAATAAGGAGGCATGTTTTGCAAACGGTTTTCGAAGGCGGGAACCTCGTCATCAGAGCGGAAGCGGAAGGTGAGCTGGGGCTTGTGTGCGGCATGGACGCTATCGCCGCATGGCGGGCCCTGCTCGGCACGACGAGCGTCGCGGAGACGTGCGCGGCCATGATGCAGGCGCGCGAAACGGCCGGCTCGTACGATCCGCAGACCGGACGCAACGCGTACACGACAGCCTACGAGGGCTTGGAGGCTGCTTTGTCAGATACCGCGTCTGAAATCTCAATGCTTTCCACGGACGGCGAGGTGCAGGACGATCCGATGACGGCCGCACGCAACATGACGCGCGCGGCATTGGGACTGCCCACGATCACCAACGATGCGGACGCGGCCGTCCAGACGGCCATGCTGTCTGGTGAAACGGCCGATGCGACGCCGACCACCGGCATCGACACGGATTGCGTGGACGCCAAGGCCATCGGAAGGCTTTTCGCCACCGAAGCCATGCGTTCGGATTTGGATGCTGCCGAGGAGCGCTTCTATGAATCCCTCATGCCAAGACAAAACCAACAGAATTAAGGAGATTGATCATGGCCGATGAGACCACTGAAACCACTACCGATACCACTACTGCCGTGACGCCCTCTGCGCCGTCCGGCGTGCTTGACTTGCGTCCGCCGCAGGAGAGCGTGCGCGCGGAATTGTGCCGATTGGGATTGGAGTTCTCCAGCACTGACGGCACTACCGAATCGTGGCGCGACTACCAGCGCGGCGTGCTTGCCACATTCGATGATTCCGGCACGTCCGTCACTTTGACGGACGTGAAGACGAATC